CTTCTATTTGGCATCTCGCCGAGAACTGAAGGTTCTCTGGGTCTGTAACCCCTCCGTATATTTATTGAGCCCGGAAGGGGATTGCTACCAACGGACGGTCGCGAACCCGTCCACACGTCCCAAAGTGCGTGTGTGGTACGTTGTGCTGAGGACTAATTGTCCCGGTCAACTATCAAGACTAAAGCGGGGTGCGAAAGCACGTCGCCCAGCTGCATGCAAGCAATTTCGGATTCCATGTCCAAAACTTCCGCCTCTCCAATACCGTACCTATTGGTGAAGAAATCCCACGTGGAATTGCACGCTACGTGCCTTAAATTGGCACGCACCTTGTATTTGTAACCGTCCTCCCGCCACACCTTTCCTTTGCCCGTAAGCTCTAGTAAGCGTGGAATCAGCACACGGAGTATGGGGACGAAGCTGCACGAGTGCCTAAGACCCAGGGCATTTCCCCTGAGCCATTCCAGCTGCTTCGTATGCGTGAAAGGCTTCGTACTAACGAATGTCTTCGCTAGCAACCTGCCGATTTTGGGCCCCAATACCGTACCGTCCTGTGTTGGCCAGAACAGTTGACTGCAAAAGTCGGTGTCATCCGCGAGCACAGGGACGAACCCCCCTTCTCGATATCGGTCTAACACTGTGTTGACGTTGTTTGTGAGTATCATGGCATCATCGCCAGACACTACTGCCGCCCGCACTGCATCACACGTCTCAAGCATAACCAGGTGCAACCTGGAATTGCCGCAGCTAGTGTCACCGTCTCCGGAGGCCACTTGCGCGACTCGCTTGAACCTAAGGCCGTGTGAAGTTACTCCCGTTCTGACTCCGTCGCGACCTTCGAGTGCCCTAAGGCATTCGTCGTCAGCGCCGCAGTGCCGGTATTCATGATGCAAACATTCCATCTGCACCGGCCCCACCGAACGGTCCCACCTCTTGCAATCTATAGCTACCCATGAATAGCCGTCCTTGGCAGGGTTGTGGTCGTAGAAACGCCCTACCTCCTCCGCACTTGCTCCACCTGCATACATAAATCTGCCTCTAGAATTGTACACTGTGGATAAGCGTTTACCATAAGCCCAAGTGAAAGGCCCGGTGGCGACTTTAACCGCCACGGACCTCCCTTGGATAAGCCTGGGATCTGGCTCAGCCTTCGTCAATCGTGCTCCCACACGCGAGACACGTTTCTCACGCTTGACGAAGGCCTTTATGGTTAGGTCCTTGCGAGTAAGACCGCCTAAATTTGCCGATTTAACCAGTCCTCTGGCTCTGCTGGGTAGGCGCGAAGCCCACTCTTCTTCCGTGGCAGCGATAACTTGGCCCATTGGCCTTGCCTCGCTAAACCACTTCCGCCAGCTGTCAGAGACTGCGGCAGGCTCAAGGGCAACTCGAGTGAGGACAGCCACGTACTCGTTGCATTCGCAAGAGCGGAACTGTTCCACCTCTACTCCCTCTATGCCATAGGCTCTCCAAGTGGTGGACACTGAGGGCTTGGAACACCCTTTGTGTCTGTCAGACAAAGTTGCCTTTTGCCCGACGTTAGGCAGTTTCCTGCCAGAGGAGAGTGCACACACGTCTTTGGTGACGTGCTTGCACTTGCTCTCCGCAACATCTTCCATCACCCGCCAGTTGAATAGCAGATGGGCCGCGAAGCCTGCTGGTAACGGCAGCAGTCTCGCGGCAATGTGCAT